GTGCGCGATACGTTGTATTTTGTGCATCCACTGTTTGAACAACGCCGTCTTGATCGGTGTATTCTGCAAACACAGGACCAACACGATTAACTGTGACCCAGTTCCCTAGCTCATCTTGCTCAACACCATCCTCAAAACTGAACTCATATGGTGGCGTAAAATCAGGTTGCGCTCCGTTTAGAACCGCATCAGCCCCTAACTGTGACAAGCGTTCTTTTGTTAGAACAGGCTCTAACACTGGTCGTGTTTTCGCCTTTTTATGCATAGAACGAAACGAGATTTCGGTCATTACCGCGCCCGTTTCTCTTATCCGAATCAAACCCATTTCGTATCCTTTCTCTTATGCGATTGCGTAGAAGATATAACTACCAGAACTAAAAGCAGAACCAAAGATAAATCCAGAGGAATCTGGTTTTATTAAGGTAGCAGAAGCTCTTTGAGCATCGCTGTTCAATAAGAAGTAGTTTGTAGAACTTGCCGTATATCCTGAAATCACATCTGTAACGCCCCAACTATTGGCAGAGTCTGTTTGCTTCCACATGACCCAACGCGCACCGTTCGTAAAGCCGCAATCTATTGTCTGATCGGAACCTGTACCTGTCAGAGTTCCAATTTTAGATATTCCTGCGACTTCTCCAAATAAATAACAGATATAACTCTGACCTGATTGGTTTACATCGCCTACTGAACCAACCGAAAACACGGAATCAGTTGGGTCCGTAGAGTTCCATAAAACATTACCGTCATTTTGCAATGCAAGCGTGGTGTTTAGTTCCATGGAATAGTCTGCTCCAGCAGAGGCGTGATATGTTTTCCAGTCGTTTGCACCGCTTAACTTACGAACCCACATCATTTTTGGAGCTTGTTGGAGTCCATGAGAAATTGTTCTCGCTGATCCTGTACCCTTGTACCAGACCATATCAAAAAAATGTGGGGCACGACGCCATTGATACCAAATGTTTGGAGTTCCATCCGTTTCTTGATAAAACCCTCGGTTACTGTCCCATTTTACCTCTCCCGCAGGAAGGTGTGATGATGCAGTTGTCGTATTTGTTTCAATATACTGCGTACCAAACATACGGTTAAAGTTACGCCAGTTGTCTTGTTGAAGAGAACTTCTGCCAATAACCATATCCACAGGGAAAAGTGCTTTTGAGTACGCAGAAAGAAAATTCTTCTGAACATCAAACACAAGATTAGGATCGGTAGGCTTCCGTGTAGGACGGCCTATTGCCATGTAGTAATACGTTTTACCATTCGCGTTAGTGCCGCCGCCCGTGTTGTACATCCTGAAGCCATTAGGTAATGGACCCCAAGAGTAGTTAGTAAACTCCGCTCCGTTAGAGTTTGCACGGAGAAAGAACCCTTGGCTAGTATTGCTACTTTGCGGCAAGCCACGGAATATGTCGCCCATTTCCCAGTTGTTTCCTGAATCTGTAACGTTTTTAAGCATAATCCAAGACGGCTCCATACCAATGTCGATGTCTTGAATACTCCCTGATCCAGTATAGCTGCCCACCTTTACCATCGGAAGGTCTTGATCTGGACCAAACGATCCAGTCGCGTTGTGCGCAAATAAGTACGCGATATAGGTCGTACCATTGTTGTTTGTGTTGGTGTCCGCGCCAACGTAAAACTCTGTGTCTGTTGGTGTCTTACCGTCCCAGCCTGTATTGGTTGTCGTTAGACCATCCGTTGAATTTAACTCCATGCGCTGCGTACCTGTAAATCCACGCATCCAAACACGCCACGGACCTGTACCACTCCTTGACTTAACAATCAGCATGCCGACATCTGAATTAAGATCATGGGAAATTGCTCTAGCCGCGCCATTTCCCGTGTACGTTACAGATGTAAAAAATTTATCAGCCTTTTTGAACGCCCATGAAGCGTATTTATTAGTGTTTGTGTTAGCGTAACTGTTATTTACGTCTAAGCTCCAACCGCTCTTGTTAAAGGAAATATTCCAAGAACTAATTCCTACTTCTTGGTTGGTAGAGTTTGAAGTTAACCATTTATCAACACCTCTTTCGCTGTCAATAAAACTATGTTCGTAACCACTACCACCTGTTGTTCTATTTTTTAACCAAACCAACCCGCCGTCACCCGCAGTTGCTGCGTCAAACGGTCCAAACTCTGTTTCAAGTACGGGGCTAGTTGGGGTTAAAGTGTGCGCACTACTGGAGTTGTCAGTAAAGGGAGCATCCCCTTGAAGAGCCAACAATACTGTACCAGATACCGCAGTTAGGTTGGAAGTAGGTGGCGTAAAGCTAGAAGTATAAAGTGCCGTCCCTTTGACAACGCGGACATTAGAAAGATATCCATCATATCCAAAACCATTATAGTTAGCGTAATACCTACCTATTACACCACGTTGAGAAGAACCTAAATCATCACTATTAGATTCAGTAGAAACAGAGGTTCCATTTACCCACAGCGTAACGGCAGTCCCACTTCTTGTAAGTGCAACATGGGACCATTGCCCTATAGTTAAAGTTGTACCCTTGTCTTCACCGCCACTAGCGGAATTAAAGTCATAGTTTAAACCACCAGTGTTATAGGTGCCTAAGACTAAACCTGTGTTAGATGCTGGAGGATTATCTCCAGAAGGTATTTCCATAGTGCTAAAGAACCCAGAAAAACCACTTTGCGTTCTTGGATAGACAAACATCTCAACTGTAAAATCGCCTGTACCAAAACCAAAATCGGTTGTAGACGCTATACTTAAATATCCAGATTCATTATCATTATCGCCATTAAGGGCAAAGTCTCCTCCGCCGCTACCATAGCTTTGCCCAAGGTTTAAACTGTTGTCGATGTTTTGACCTGTTCCATTCCCCGTGTACATGTACGTGGAAAAGACCTCATCTGTGTCCACGGCTACATTACCCGCAGTGGGCCAGACACCTGCTTCCGTATATTTCGCTGCCTCACTAAGCGACCAAACCCCGGGTGCCGCGCCACTTTCAAGGTTACTGGTGGGATCGACTTTCGTCTTCGTGATTATGTTTGCTTGATAACGTTTATCTGTCATTCAACTAAGTCCCACGAGGTTGTTTCTTCGTTCCATGTGTATCGGTTGCCGTCCGTAGGCATAGCGACAGGTGCTTCCCAATGACATGTCGTTTCATTCAAAACCCAACTTGCGTATGGCTGTGGAGCAATAAACGCATCGCGTGTGCTGTCGTAGGTATAACCTTTACTCGCAAAGTTTTTGCGCATGTTTCCGTTATAGCTTGTCTGCTTCCATGTTCCGCCAAACAAACTTTGACAAAACGCTACACCTCTGTCTTCACTTTCCTGAAATGAGCCATCAAGAAGAAGGTCGTTTTTTACAACAATCACTCTTAGTACTATGTTGTTTTCGTCGAGTTCTGCAAAATGAGCCATTGTTACACCGATATTACTATTGAGTGAGCCGCGTAATAGTCACCATTAGAGTTCTGAGTATACCTTGTTCTCATCGTTGAAAAACCGCCTTGAGTGTAATCAAAGTACGATATCTTATAACACGGTTGAGAAAATACCCCGCCTGAAACATCATGCACTTCCGATTGTTTTATAAACCCTGCATAAGGGGCAACCGTATCTGAATATATATTACTTCCAGTACGATCCGTTTGAACATTTATAAGAAGACCTGAAGTATTAATTCCGCTAGTTGGAATATTACCAGACGCTTCACTGACTACTGTTCCACTTACCGAGTTTGCTCTGGCAGGAATTTGCGTTGCTCGAACAGAGGGTGTGCTATTGTTGCGCACAATAAACATTGTAGCCACGCCATAAGTTCCAACTTGGGCTGTGTTTGACGTAGTTAAATAAAGATAACCGCCAGTTATGGTGCCAGATGTTAATGAGTTTATCACATAAACAGTGTCACAGTAATTAGTTTGCCCACCAACACCTGCTTCGCTCCATTGATAATCTGTGGAACTATCTGGAGTAAGACTTAACGTGGACTCATTGGACGGATTACCGCTGCCATCGTATCCAGAAAAACCCTGAACAACAATAGCGGTATCCCCTGCCTGCGTTCCCGAAGGAAAGGTTATGTTTGTACTTGTGGCGGAATTAGGAAAGTAACCCGTGCCTGTGCCAACAAAAGTGACATCAGTAGGGTCTGGAAAAGGCCAGTTGCTATCTGCAACAGCCTGCATATATTCTCCAAGGTTCCATTTTCCAGAATAATTAGGCATTAGAACGTAATACTCCCTGAACCCGTAAAGGTGTAAACATAGTCAGAACCTACAGTTGTTTCTGTTGGAGAACCCGTAGTTGATGCGGCCTGCTGTGGGGCGCGAAGAATAACAATACCAGACCCGCCTGCTCCAGAAGCCGCTTCGTAGGACGATCCGCCGCCACCGCCGCTGCCAGTGTTGGCAGTTGCCGTGCCACCCGCTACATTTCCACTAGAAGCCTTACCGTCACCGCCGCCTGCACGACCAGCCCCTGCTCCTAAAGATACAACGTAACCTTGGTCCATACCGCCGCCACCGCCGCCAGCGCGGGTTACACTTGATCCAGTTATTGTGCTTGCTAGGCCATTACCGCCATCGCCGCCGCCTGTGCTTGATGAGGCACCTGCGCCTGCGGAGCCTGCACCGCCGCCGCCACCCGCGCCGTTGTTGTTGTCGTTATTTAAAGGTAATCCCGCACCGCCATTAAAGCCTTGATTGGCTGTACCAGTACCCCTAGAGGCGTTGTTGCCTGATATACCACCACCAGAACCACCGTTGCCTGCGGCTGTATTGTTGTTACCACCAGACCCGCCACCAATAGACGTAAGTGTGGTAAGACCTGAACCCGAAATAGATGAATCACTACCATTATTTTGAGCTAGACCGCCTGCGCCACCAGCACCGACTGTAACCGTATATGTTACACCCCCACTTAAAGCCAAAGCAGTTTCGGTTGATCCACCCCCACCTGATGGATCACTACCATAAGATGTCCGATACCCTCCTGCTCCTCCGCCCCCAGAACCTGCGGTGGAATAACTTGTAGGATATCCCCCAGAACCGCCTCCTGCAATAAGAAGAAAATCAACATTCAGCGCAGGTACAGCCGAAGAACTATCCGCGCTATAAGGGCTAACCCCATAAGCATTCACTGCAAGAACTTTACAGGTGTAAGAGGTTCCGTTGGTAAGTCCCGTAATCACAATAGGTGATGATGAGCCTGTTGCACCTACAGTATTACCCGAACTATCTTCTGCTACCGCAATGTATTCGGTGATCGCGCTGCCACCCACATCTGAAGGAGCCGTAAATGTAATAGAAATCTGCTCATTGCCAGAAGTAGGCGTACCAATAGTTGGCGCATCAGGCGCATTTAGACCATCTTGTCCGCCAATAAATCCACCAACCATTATTCAGTCCTCTTACGAAATCTCTTCGTAGCTTACAATTACTTCAAGGTCATTCGCGGCACCCGCTGTTGCCGTAATAGAACGATCCTCTTCCAAGTATAGCGCAGTGTTTTTGTCTAAAACAACAAGAGATGCATCCGCAGGTACAGAAACTGTACTAACTATGGAGTACGTTGTGCCCCCACCAGATGCCGCACTGTGTACGTCAATCGTAATGTCCGCAGCCGCTGTGCCGTCTACGTTCGCTACTTGGATCATATTGATCTTGAAAACCTTACCGCTTGATGCCGCGTTGCTTACAAGAGTTGTCTGTGATGTTGTCGTAAGCGCAGTCGTAGAAGAAAGTCCTGTAATTGTGCTTACATTTACAATATTTGGTGCCGCCATTATCTATCTCCTTAGCCGAACACGATTGCCATAGCTATGGCTTTACCAGTTGAAATCCCAGCACTACCAAAACTAATAGTGCCGCTACCGTCCGTAACGAGTGCTTGCCCGTTAGTACCGTCTGCTGTTGGCAATGTAAGCGCATCCACGAATCCTTGCAAGTTTGCATCATATGCCAAGACATCTGTGCCAATCGCCACACCCAAGTTTGTACGAGATGTTCCTGCGTTTGAGACATCAGACAGGTTGTTTGCTGCAAGCAGTGCGCCGGAAACAGGGAAAGTTGCCGTCAAATCAACAACTGCTGCTGTGGCTCCTGCACCGTCACAGTAGATAACCGCAGAATTGCCATCGCTTACGCTGACGTTGGCCCCTGAACCCTGAGTAAATGTCGCCGTTTGTCCTGAGTTGTTTTTCACAAAATACAAACGCTTTACGTCATTCGGGCTTACTGTAATCGTATTAGTTCCTGAAGGAGTACCCCCTAAAACAAGAACGTGATACTGACCGTCTGAAGCCGATCCATCGCTTGTTGTTAGCGTGTGCGTTGTTCCAGAAAGAGTGATGTCTCCGACACCTACCGCCAAACGGTCAATGATATCGAAGTTCGTGTTGGTCGATGTACCCCATGTGCCGGATTCATCACCAGTGGCGATCTTTTTTATCCCGCCGTTTGTTGTATAGGTAGCCATATATCCTAACCTTTACGCTGCTATTTCAGTCCAAATCGTTCCAGGCGTTGGTTCTTCTTCAGCCCATGTATCCCCTCCAGAAGGAGATACAGGCGTCCAAGACGTTCCTGGATCTGGAATAATGTTACCATAAACTAGCACAGAACCAACTGTTGCGCTAGCACTAAGCCCTGTTAGTTCTATAACTGCATCGGCTTCCGCTGATACGACCCCTACTTGAGCCGTTGCTAAGATACCAATGTTATTCACAGGAACACGTTGCGCGGTTATGAGCGTAGGCGTACCAACCTCACCTGTACCTGCAACCCCTGTAAGATCAAGAGTGGAGTCGCCAATAATAGAAGGCTCTGTAACACCCCCTGTTCCAGCCACACCTGTTACTTCTACATCAACCCCTGTGCCTTCGATGATTGTAACCGAACCGACATTGCCAGAGGCTTCTAGTCCCGTTTGAGGTACATAAGCATTGATGATTACGTCAACAGAACCAATAGCTGATGTTGCGGTTGGACCTGCACCCAAGATAACAACAACGCCGTTACCTTGAACAACTGTAGCTGTACCAACAAAGGTAGTACCCACAAGCCCTGTAACGGGAATATTTGCTTCGGTACGTAGTGTTACATCACCAACTGTACCTGTGCCTTCAACGCCTACCGTTGTGACGCTGTTGTTGCCCTTGGCAATTACAGAACCTACCGCTGTTGTAGCTTCTAGTCCTGTTACGCTGACTGATATATCTTCGCGTACTACAGCGGCCCCAACCTGCCCCTGTAAGGCATCAATAGTAGAGGCTTCTCCACCCCAAGCGGTGTCGCCAAACCCTAACTCACCCCAACCGTTGAGAGTATGGCCCACACGAACGGGGAGTGCTTCGCTCCAAGCACCCTCGCTCCATGTTCC